TCATATTCGCCATTCATCAGCTGAGTGGGTTGCTGAATTGGCTCATAAAAATCGTATTGCTTGGATGGTAGACACTATTCGCAGTCGTTTAAGATTGGATAATGGCCACCAGCTGACGATACCTGATTTTTTCACCTTTGCTGTTATGCATAGCCTTATCGATGAATTACCTGACGCCATATTGCGGAGAGTGTTGGACTGGCCTGATAAACCCAAAGAACGCAGAGTGTTTGGTGGATTTCCTGAAGCAGATATTGTTCCAAATGAAGTGACAGCACTATCAGCAATGAATGAACGTTTGGATGCCATAAAACCCGTTATTAATGTAGCTGTCGATCCGGAGCCACCAGCCTCATTTCTGCTGAAACCTAAAATGCAACGTTGGGAAAATATCCAATGGTTGCAATGGGTAAAAACTCAACCGTGTTGCGTGTGTGGGCAACAGGCTGATGATCCGCACCACATCATAGGTCATGGCATGGGTGGTATGAGTACTAAGGCTCACGACTTATTCACCATTCCATTATGTCGCATTCATCATGACGAGTTACATCGAGACACAAAACAATGGGAAGCCACTCACGGCAATCAAATCGAATTGTTGTTTCATTTTTTAAACCGTTCATTAGGCATCGGTGCATTTATTTAACGTGTGTACGGCACGAGTGGAGGAAATATGCCAATTTATGCGCATGACTTGGAATATTTAAGTGATATGGCATCGATAGCTACATCAAACTTAAGAGCTTCAACAAAAGGTCAGTTAGAAGTATTTGAAGATTTTGGGTTAACAGACACGAGAGCAACACCGAGAGTTAGAATGCGAGATTTAAAATTAAACGGCCGTTTTGTTTGTCGTGATACTGATCCAATCTATGTATTAGAAACTCGCTGTCGTCGAACTCCAAAGCCGATGATAGATCCTGTGGATTTTTTATTATGCTCTTGGCGTAGGGCTATTAATGCATTAAGTGAAGAGCAACACTCATGGATAATGTATTGTTATGGATATAGTTTGAAATTTGATCATCAAGTGAATATCAGTGTTCATGTATGGTCTGAATTTGAAAAACAGTATAACGGTAAAAAGATAACTAAAAAGGTTAAAGAACGACTAAGATCATTAGTCTGGTTATCGGCTCAGGCTTGCACTGGGCGTAATTATTCACAAACAGATCTGGCTCGCTTGGTGGGTGTTAAGCGTAATAATTGGAAAATGAATTATGATATATATTGGAATAGCCTTTTAGATATATGTTGTGAGTTAGATAAGTCGGCATTACTTTCCATGAGGCGAGTTAGAATAGAGCTGATTAATAAAAATAGTCACGACAACTTGCAAAAATGAACAAAATAGGCGATATTTAAGTCTAATTTGGTATATTGCCAAAATTGTTTATAACCTCTAACCTCGCTTCGGCGGGGCTTTTTGTTATCTGCAACCTGTAAGTAATCATTATAAGTTCAATCATCCGGAAATTCCGGATAGTTCCTTGATATGTGATCTAATGGTAATAACAACTTAACTATTTAACATATTATCTCTTTGTGTACACAACAATAAGAGGTATTTATGTATCATCATTACTATGTTCATACATCTACTGATAATCATGGTGATTATGAGGTTCATCAAGATGGTTGCGACCATATGCCTAACGCATCAAACCGGCAATATTTAGGTTATTTTACCAGTTGTGCTCAGGCTGTTTCTCAAGCAAAGGCTAATGGGTATAGAACTGCTGATGGTTGTTATTGGTGTTGTAGAGACTGTCATACATCATAAATAAAAATGTATGAATTAATTAAAGATCGCCTAGGCGGTCTTTTTTATTATCTAAAATAAGGAACGAAATTATGTACGCACTTAAATTAATTACTGAACGTGAAGGACGTAAAGTGGAAGAAGTCCACTGCTTAGGTGAAATGTACCGCTTGGAATTTTATCCTGAATCAGAAAATAAAGATATCGTGGCGCGGGTTGAACACACAAAGAAAGACGCCATCCCATCATTTGATATTAATAGAACAGATCGCGCTTACATTACGACAGTAACAGGTGATACTGTTCGGGTTATTTCCAGAGGCAGAAAAGCTTGCCAGTAAGGTCATTTCGGTGGCCTTTTTTATTGGAGAAAATATGAAAAATTTATTTATTAATCTATGTATAAAGCTATCTGGTAAGACTAAAGAGCAATTAGGTTTAGCTTGGTCATTTCATTATTTTGTTACCTGTTCTAAATATAAAGCTTATTGGCGAGCCGTATTTCATTAATTATCGAAAGCCTCATGCAGAGATATCGATAATCGCACACTAGGTGGAGTTGTGCCCACCACAGAATCAATCACAATACTTCACGTTCACACAAGAGCTGTGAGTCGGCATCTTATTAACTAAAATAAATAGGTAAATGTTATGTCAAAAGAGATAAACGAATTACAGTTTAGTCTTCACTATGCCTCAGAAACAGACAGCGAAATGAATATCTCAACCATTTTAACGGCCAATATTCATACGGCTGATGGTGAAACTCAACAACTGACACAATTAATTTGCACAACGTCTCCCGCAGGTAAAAAGCAATATCGAATTGGCTTGCAAAAAATTAGTGATGCAGGAGAGCCATCGCTAGTGGCGATTGAATCTTATTGGCGTAAAAACACACAAGAGAGTTGTGTTTATTTTTTAGACAAAGCAAAACAGTTTATTCAAGGACATTTACAGCAGACGAATGCATGGATATCTATGTACGGCCTTGTGATTGTTTCTAATGCGTCACTAGAAGAGCAGTTACCTGAAGGTTTATTAAAGGCACTTAATTTATCCAAATAAGCGAATAAGGAGAGAATGATGTGTGATGAACAATTAAAAATGACAATAAGCACCTTAATGCGACAAGTTACTCAGCAAGGCAAGCAAATTGCTGAGTTACAAAAACAGCTCGCTAGCATGCAATTAACCAGCTGCGAGTTAAACAGTGCTATTCGAAATACCTTATTACAATGTATAGAAAATGGCGCAAAAAAAGCAAAGGAGCTTCTTAGAAATCAAGATGTTTATCAAAAATCAAAGCAGACTTCAAGATAGATGAATAGGCTTTTGAAAGCTCATCTGCTCCTTCTCTTAATTGTTCCTCTGTTAAATTTGGATTGCTCTCAAGCATTAGGGTTTTGAAATTTTGATTTTTTATACACTCAATAGTGGTGTTTGCGATCTGCCTTTTTTCTTCGGGGAGCAAATGCAGTAGTAACGCAACAAATTGTTGTAGAGCTAAAATTTCAGCATTCATTTTAACTAAATCTCCATTTTGTTTACAAAAAAATAAGTCTAGATCAACTTTCACCTTTGTGTATTTAATTCACTCCACATAATCATCAACGGACACTCCTTTGGGGGTGACTATGCGTATGGATAAATTAACCAATGTTACTTACGGAACCGCAGGCTTAACGGCCTTTTTTGCCAGTCTCTCTTTATATGAATGGGGATTTGTTATTGGGATGGCGTTCAGCATGGTTCTAGGTTTAGCCACTTACTTTATGACTCGAAGAGAACAGCGAAAACGCACTCAATTATTTGAAGAGCTTGTTCGACATGTTGACCCACAAAACCCAACTGAAACCCTAAAAAGGCTTGCTGAATTAATGGTGAAAGCGCCAAAGGATATTTAATGTCTCTCAAACAGAAAATAGCGGCGGTAACAACAGCAGGAGCCACAGCAATCGCGTTAGTAGTAATAGCCCATTTTGAGGGTGTGCGTTATGAACCTTATCGTGATGTGGCAGGTGTTTGGACGGTTTGTTATGGGCATACAGGCAAAGACATTATTCAAGGTAAGAGATACACACAACAAGAATGTGATGCGTTATTACAAAACGATTTTATTAAGACACAACAGCTAGTCGATGCATTAATCAAAATACCACTCGATGAGCACACTAAAGCCGCTTTATATTCCTTTGCATTTAATGTGGGCACAACCGCATTTGCTCGCTCAACATTACTCAAGAAACTAAATGCGGGTGATAGAGTGGGTGCCTGTGAAGAAATAAAACGTTGGGTATATGCAGGCGGAAAGGTTTGGCGAGGGCTTGTCAGTCGTCGAGAGGCGGAGTCTGCACTATGTCATGGAAACCTTTAATCATCATTATCAGCTTTATTCTTGCATTACTCATTACAGTCGCTGGTGGCATTTATCTCTTGATTGATAACACATGTACTAAAGACCAAGTGAGTTTAGAAAAGCGCTGTCAGATTGCACTCTCACATCATCGGTACTAATTATGAAGCATTGGAAATTTTACATTGTTATTGTGATAGTGGGGATTATTGCTGGCGGGTGTGTGCTGATTAACTTACAAGCTGAAAAAATTAATATGCTGACAGAAAATAATAAAAAGCTTACTGCCACACTCGAAGAGCAGAAGGCTATCAACGTTGACTATCAAGCTCGCATCACTCGATTAAATCAACTCGATATTAAATACACTCAGGAGTTAGCCAGTGCAAAGAATGAAATCAACACTCTTCGTGATGCTGTTAACTCTGGTAATAAGCGGGTGTACGTCAAAGCCGAGTGTCCAGCAGTCACCAAGAATCCCACCGAAAGCGGAAGCGATGAAGCCACCGCACGACTTAATAAAGCAGTTGAACAAGATTATTTACGTCTCAGAGAAATGATAGTCGAGAACGAAAAGCAAACTTTGTATTTGCAGAATTACATTAACACTGAATGCTTTTCTAAGTAGTTACCTGAAATAAATATACACGCCTTTATTAATCCTTTACTGGAGGTTTCCCCTTGCTGACAAAAGGAAAAGTAAGATCACTTCTTAACTATGACAAACAAAATGGTCAATTTATCTGGCTTGATAGTAAAAATAATCAAATTAAGAAAGGAGACCAAGCTGGATATATAGATGATCAGGGATATCGAAGAATATGTATTGAAGGTATTGAATATAGAGCGCATAGGCTGGCTTGGTTATATGTGTTCGGTTTTATGCCGGAAATGATAGATCACATTAATGGTATACGTTCAGATAATAGACTAAGTAATTTAAGAGAATGCACCAGCTCACAAAATGCAATAAATAGAAAAATACAATCAAATAATAAATCAGGAGTTCCTGGTGTTCATTGGAATAAAAGAGAGGGGAAGTGGAAAGCTTACGCAAAAATAAAAGGAAAGAACATTAATCTAGGAACACATGTAAATAAGGAAGAAGCTATAAACGCTAGGCTGGAGTTTTGTAAAAAAGAATATGGAGAGTTTTATCCTCAATGCAACCACCGCCCGACCTACTGACACCGCTCTCCGAAATTATTGGTTACTCAGAGAGCGAATTGCAGAGTCAGAACAGATGATTAAAGGGTTGCAGGATTATATCAAACAAGAATGCATGGAATAAAAAAAAGCCCAGCATGGGTGCATGGGCAAACTAACAAGATATCAATTAAATAAAATAGTATGGATATGTAATGTCGTCAAAAATGAGAATTAGAGTAAAATATTTGTCACCAAATAAAGTAAAAAAGTAGCCCTGTGAATTGGGCTCTCACAGGGGGTTGAAAAAAGTAAATGAAACAACAAAATTATAGTTATTTTTATACAATATAATTTCTTTTCGTATTATGCAAATAGTCAGCGTCGCGTTGTCGCTGTTCTCATACATTAACGATGACATGTTCTCCTCACATTGAGTGTGTAAGAGAAGTCAAAAACAGCGAATACCACCGTTTTGTTATTTTTCGGTCATTATCAGCAACGTCAGCTGTAGGTAGAAGAAACGGCGTGACAATGGAGAGACATAATTAATTCTACAAATGTCATTCACTGAGTGGCGTTGATAGAGTTTATATAGATAGCCATCAGTTAATAGCTGGTGGCTTTTTTATTGGAGAGGATCATGTCAGATAAAAAAGAGATAGGCGAGTTGATCTACAAAGTCTCAGTAGATACGTCAGACCTAGATAAGTTAGAAGAACAACTAACCCGCATTAAACAACTGATGCAAGATGTGGGGGTGAAGACTAAATCAATTTCATCTTTCTTCTTTCAATCCTCAGGTGAATTTTTTATTAAAGATGCCTTTATTAATTCGGCTGTGTTAAATGGTGTGCTTGTCAGTAATCGGTCAGAGCAGAGCATTAATGTTCAACTGGCAGATTTGTGTATGCGAGTGATTCAACAAGATGTTGCTATCAATGAACTTAAAAGGGTAATAGAAACTCAGCATCAAGCATTTTCGCAAGCGATGAGTGATTTAAATAACAGAACATGGTGCAGTCAGAAGTAAAAGGAAAAATAATGCCACCTCGCATACCTCGCGCATGTCGTAAACAGGGATGCGCAAAGACAACAACAGAACGTAATGGTTACTGCGAAGACCATCAAAATTTAGGATGGGAAACCTATCAGCGTGGTAAGTCTCGTCACCAACGTGGTTATGGTACCAAGTGGGATAAACTGCGAGCACGTATACTCAAGCGTGATAAGTATTATTGTCAAGAATGCTTAAGGGCAGGACGAGCCACCGAAGCGAAAACGGTTGACCATATCATTGCTAAGGCACATGGGGGTACCGATGCAGAAGATAACTTGCAGTCGTTATGTATTCCATGTCATAGAGCTAAGACTGCAAAGGAAGGGAAGTAATGACACTACCTGATTTACCATCAGCTCAGAATGAATACCAAGCAACATTATTTGCGAAGGCTTATGCAGATAGCATTAAAACATACTCTCAATTGATGCAACTCAAGCGCAAACGGATACAAGCACAAGAAGAATCAGCGCCTGAATGGTTCTTACGTATGGTAGATATTGACATAGATTACATACTTTTTCGTATAGAACAACTTGAACTCTGGGGATGTGATGATGACCCTAGAGCGCTAGCATCAAATATTGAACAGCGTATTCGCATTGTTTTTGACATGGTATCTAACTTTTTAAAACCATCAAGAATGCTATGGGGAAGCATTAAGCGGACAGAGGCGTGGCTTGCTGAAGGTGAAAGGGAGAGAACACTATGACTCAAGATGAGCAAATTTTACTTATGTTTAAGGGAGTCGTTGCTGAACTACCTGAACAAAGCAGAGCTAAAGTTAAACATTGTATTGCTGAAATAAACAAGTTGCTTGCGGAATATCCTGATGGTGAAGCATTGCTTGCTGTGGGCTATATCGGTGCGGAACAGCAGATGAAAGGTAATATTGGTCAAGGATAACATCACCATTCCTTATAGGGGAGGGCGGGTCAAATCTCTACGTCTCTCGTTGCTCCGTACCGCGCCCCCAGTCGAATCTTTATCCCCGCGAAAAATGAAATTAAAACGGGCTAATTGTTTAGCCATATTAATGCATCGGATCCTGAATTATTTGGAGGTTTATTTATGGCTGGCACTCCGGGCAAATCTGGTCGTCGCCCGAAGCCTACCGCTAGAAAAGAGTTGGCAGGTAATCCGGGGAAACGAGTACTTAATAAAGATGAGCCAGTATTTACGCCATTAAAAGGTGCATCGCCACCTGATTGGTTTTTTGAGCATAAAATTGATATGGCTATTGTGATGTGGGAGCTCACAGTGAAGGAGTTATGTGGGCAAGGTATCTTATGTATAACTGATCTTGTCGTGCTTGAGCGTTGGTGTGTTGCCTATCATCTTTGGCGTAATTTGGTGATTGCAATCATACGTGATGGTACTCGCTTCGTTGGTGCTATGGGGGGACCAGTAAAAAACCCTGATTTAACGGCAAAAAAAGAACAAGAAAGTGAAATGGATCGTACAGGCGCAATGTTGGGTTTAGATCCGAGTAGTCGTCAGCGATTAATTGGTCTTGCGGGACAGAAAAAACAAGATAACCCCTTTATGAGGATTATTTCATCATGAGCCGTAAATCTTACCCGAATGTCAATGCGGCAAATCAATATGCGCGCGATGTAGTACGAGGCAAGATTGTGGTATGTCAGTATGTAATTGATGCTTGCCAGCGGCATATTGATGATATGGCGCAAGAAAAATCGCAAAAATTTCGTTATCGATTTGATAAGGATTTAGCAGAGCAAGCTGCAAAGTTTATTCAATTATTGCCTCACACTAAAGGTGAGTGGGCATTTAAGCGTATGCCTATTACGTTAGAACCTTGGCAACTATTTATTGTGTGTAGTGCCTTTGGATGGGTACATAAAGGAACAAAACTTCGTCGCTTTCGTGAAGTGTATACCGAAATTCCGCGTAAAAATGGAAAATCTGCGATTTCGGCAGGGGTTGCGCTGTATTGCTTTACTTGTGATAACGAATTTGGCGCTGAAGTATATTCTGGGGCGACAACAGAAAAACAAGCTTGGGAGGTTTTTAGACCAGCTAAATTAATGTGTAAGCGCACTCCATTGTTAATAGAAGCTTTTGGGATTGAAGTCAATGCGAAAAATATGAACCGTCCAGAAGATGGGGCTCGGTTCGAACCATTAATTGGCAATCCTGGCGATGGACAATCACCACATTGTGCAATTGTCGATGAATATCATGAACATGATTCTGATTCACTCTATACGACTATGTTAACGGGAATGGGAGCGAGACGACAGCCATTAATGTGGGCCATCACAACCGCAGGGTATAATATTGAAGGTCCTTGCTATGATAAACGTCGTGAAGTCATTGAAATGCTCAATGGAACCGTACCAAATGAGGAATTATTTGGGGTGATTTATACCGTTGATGACGGTGATGATTGGACGGATCCTGAGATATTAAAAAAAGCAAATCCAAACATGGGAATATCGGTTTACAGTGAATTCCTGATTAGTCAACAAAATCGTGCTAAAAACAACCCAAGACTGGCTAGTACATTTAAGACGAAACATTTGAATATTTGGGTTTCGGCGCGTTCAGCGTATTTCAATATGCTTAGTTGGCGTGAATGTGAAGATAAAACGCTAACTATAGAGATGTTTGAAGGGCAATCTTGTGTTCAAGCCCTCGATTTAGCAAGAAAACTGGATATGAACTCTCGGGTTAAAGTATTTACGCGCGATATTGAGGGTAAACGGCATTATTATTGCATTGCACCAAGCTTTTATGTGCCTTATGACTCGGTTTTTGGTTCAGAGGTTGAGAATCAACGTACGGCTGAACGATTCAAAAAATGGGTACAAACGGGGCATTTAACATTAACGGATGGCGCTGAAATCGATTATCGTGTCATTTTGGCGGATGCAATCGCCGATAATCTTAGTAACCCTATCGAGGAAAGTCCCATTGATCCTCATGGTGCAACCAATCTTTCTCATCATTTAGCGGATGAAGGGTTAAACCCTATTACTATCGTACAGAACTATACAAACATGTCAGATCCGATGAAAGAGCTTGAAGCTGCTATTGCTTCTGGACGTTTTCATCATGATGGTAACCCCATCATGACATGGTGTATTGGTAATGTTGTTGGCAAATTTTTGCCTGGTAATGATGATGTGGTGAGACCTATCAAAGAGCAAAACGAAAATAAAATTGACGGTGCTGTTGCACTGATCATGGCTATTGGGCGTGCAATGTTAAATGACCAAGAAGAGACACTTTCCTCTATTCTAGCCTCCAGAGGTTTACGCTCTCTCTAAGGAAATTGAATGAAATTTTTAACCATTACAGCCTTGTTGGTTGGGATCTCGGGTGCTTTTTTATTGTCATTGGGTACTTGGTTAATCTATTCACCGATGGGATATATTTGTGCGGGTTTATTGTGCCTTTTATGGTCATACCTTGTTTCAAGAATGCTTGGGCAATCTAGAAATAACAAGGAGGAATAATGTTTTTTCCTAGGTTATTTCAGAAATCTCAGAAAGAGATGACTTCATCAGAACTGAGAGAGTTAATTGGATTGTCTTATGACACTTATTCTGGCCGAAGAGTGAGTACACAGCTCGCCATGCAACTGACTTCTGTATTTAGTTGTGTTCGTGTTTTGGCTGAGTCGGTTGGTATGTTGCCATGTTCTTTATATGAACAGTTAGAAAGCGGAAATAAACGTGCGATCAAAGAAAGGTTGCATAAATTACTGGCGGTTAAGCCTAATAATTACATGACCCCTCAAGAGTTTTGGGAATTATTAATTGCTTGTTTGTGTTTAAGAGGGAATTTTTATGCTTATAAGGTATATGCCTTAGGTGAAGTGGTTGAATTATTGCCTTTAGATCCTAGTTGTGTCACGCCAAATTTAAATAGTCAGTGGGAACCTGAGTATCATGTGACATTTCCAAATGGTAAAAGTGAAACACTGACACAGCAGGAAATCTGGCATGTACGGATTTTTACCCTTGATGGTTTAGTGGGATTAAGTCCGATCGCCTATGCACGTCAAGCCATTGGGCTGGGGTTAGCCACCGAAGAGCATGGTGCGCGTTTATTTGGTAATGGTGCCGTAACAAGTGGTGTGCTTCAAACAGAGCAAGAGCTTTCAGATCTCGCATTTGACCGTTTAAAGCGTGATTTTGAGGAAAATCATCAAGGACTAACTAATGCGCATAAACCTTTGATTTTAGAAATGGGATTGAAATGGCAACAAATCAGCTTATCGGCCGAAGATGCGCAATTTCTTGAAACACGAAAGTTTCAGTTAGAGGAGATTTGCCGTATTTTTCGTGTTCCTCTTCATATGGTGCAAAACACCGATCGTGCCACATTCAATAATATTGAAAACTTGGGTATTGGTTTTATTAATTACTCACTTGTTCCCTACCTTATTCGTATAGAGCAACGCATTAATGCAGGACTGGTAAAAGCCAGTAAGCAAGGGACTTTTTATGCCAAATTTAATACTGGTGCTTTATTACGTGGTGACATGAAATCCCGATTTGAAGCCTACTCAACAGGTATTAACTGGGGGATTTATTCGCCTAATGAATGTCGAGAACTCGAAGAGTTAAATCCTCGTGAGGGGGGCGATATTTATCTCACACCGATGAACATGACCACTAAGCCAGAAACCCAAAAACAAGAGGAGAAAGCACATGCCGATGACGACCAAACAACGGCTTGATGTGCCATTGAAAATTAAGTCTGTTAGTGACTCTGGTGAGTTTGAAGGCTACGGCTCCGTTTTCGGGGTGAAAGACAGTTATGCCGATATTGTAATGCCGGGTGCTTTTCTTAATTCCCTGAGTCAGTGGAAAGAAAAAGGTGCGTTACCTGCCTTACTTTGGCAACACCAAATGGCCGAGCCTATTGGTATTTATACCGAAATGCGAGAGGACAGCACTGGGCTTTATGTAAAAGGGCGCTTATTAATTGATGACGACCCTTTAGCTAAACGTGCACATGCTCATATGAAGGCCGGATCGCTCTCCGGCCTTTCTATTGGTTACATTCTTAAAGATTATGAGTATGACCGCAGTAAAGATGCTTTTCTACTGAAAGAAATCGACCTATGGGAAATCAGCTTAGTGACATTTCCTTCCAATGATGAAGCGCGAGTCAGTGATGTGAAGTCGGCATTTGCTCGTGGTGAATTACCCACACCAAAAAGTATTGAGCGAGTCCTGCGCGATGTTGGGCTTTCGCGAACACAAGCTAAGGCTTTTATGGCTAAAGGCTATGATGCACTTTCTCTGCGAGATGTTGAGCAAGAAGCATTAGAAACATTGAAATCGATTTTTAAATAATAAAGGAAAAATTATGGCTATTGATCATAAAGATGTCAGTGAAGTTGCGCAGGAATTAAAAAGTCAGTTTGACGAGTTTAAAAAGTCGAATGATAAACGTATTGAGGCAATTGAAGCTGAAAAAAGTAAATTATCAGCAACCGTTGATACCTTAAATGGCAAATTATCAGAGCTGGATGAATTAAAAAGTAATTTAGAGGCTGAATTAGCTTCAGTTAAACGTCCCGATAGTCGCGTGACGAATAAAGATGTCACTGAGCATAAAACTGCGTTTGAATTATTCGTGCGTAAAGGTACAGATGATGGGCTTGCAGAGTTAGAGCGCAAAGCGATGCAAGTCGGTTCAGATCCTGACGGTGGTTATGCGGTACCCGAAGAACTGGATCGTAATATCATTACGGCATTGCGTGATGAAGTGGTTATGCGTCAAGAGTGTCATGTGATTACGGTTGGCACAGAGAAGTTTAAACGTCTGATTAATCAAGGTGGCACAAATAGTGGATGGGTGGGGGAAGTGGATAAACGCCCTGAAACCAATACATCAAAACTCGCTTCTATTGAACCTTTTTGGGGTGAAATCTACGGTAACCCTGCCGCCACTCAAACCATGCTTGATGATGCCTTTTTTAATGTTGAGCAATTCATCACCAGTGAGTTAGCCACAGAATTTGCAGAGCAGGAAGAAGCGGTATTTACCCACGGTGACGGTATTAAAAAGCCTAAAGGCCTGTTGGCATACGGCAGTGACGATAAAGGCGATAAAGAACGTGAGTGGGGTAAGTTGCAGCATTTGTTATTGAAAAAACCGACAGAAATCACAGCGGATGAAATCATGAAATTGATTTACACCACGAGAAAGGTTTATCGTACAGGTGCTAAATTTATGATGAATAACAATACATTATTCCAAGTTCGCACACTGAAAGATGCTCAAGGTAATTATTTGTGGCAACCCGGTCTGCAATTAGGGCAACCTTCTGCATTATTAGGGTATGGCATTGCAGAAAATGAGCAATTTGCGGATGTCTCTGCTGACGCTGTGCCGATTGCTTTTGGTAACTTCAACCGCTGTTACACTATTCTTGATCGTATTGGTGTTCGTATGTTACGTGATCCATACACCAACAAACCGTTTGTGCATTTTTACACAACAAAACGTGTTGGCGCTATGTTAGTTGACAGTAATGCTGTGAAGTTACTAAAAGCTGGAGCGGCGAAGTAGGTCTCGTGCTATTCATACCGTGCTTGATAGCCATTTTCATTCCCGCGATTTGGGAGGATCGCGGGATATTAGGAGGGAGGAATGGCATTTCCAACTATCGAAGAGTTGAAACATCAATGTAATATCGATGGTGATTACGATAATAATTTGTTACAGCAGTATTTATCTGCCGCTATCGCTGAAGTGAAAAGATTAACAAATCGAAATTTGTATAGTGATAACGTTCCCGACAATGATCCCATGGGATTGCTTCTTACTGATGATATTAATTTGAGGCTTCGGCAAATGGTGGGTTTTTGGTATGAAAATCGTGAAGGGCAATCACTTCCAGAATCGTTATGTCATGCTTTGCGTGTATACCGGATCAGACCTATGCGAGGGCAATCATGAAAGCTGGGCAATTGCGTCATATTATTCATATTCAAAAATCAGTATTAGCACCTGATGCCATCAGTGGCAGTGATGTGATTTGGACAGATCATGCGACAAAAGTACGTGCAGCGATCATGCCTTATCAAGGACGGGAATATTTTCAGGCTCAGCAAGTACAAAGTGAGGCCACAACGCGAATTCTTATTCGCTATATCGCTGATATTGATACTTCGATGCGTATTGTATGGGGTAAGCGAATATTTAATATTATTTCGATTATTGACCCTGAAGAGCGTCATCGTGAGCTTCAATTGATGTGCAAAGAGGGCGTGAATGATGGGTGAAATTAAAATCAGTGGGTTAGCTGAACTCTCGCAATGCTTAAAAGCGTTGGAGAAAAATGTGGGTAAACGTATTGCCCGAAAAGCGATGAATGCGGGAGCGATGGAATTAAAGCAGGAAATCAAACATCGAGTGCCTATCCTTAAGGAAACGGTACCGCATCGACGCAAGGGCACCCTCAAGCGCAATATTCGTTCTAAAACGAAAGTGCAGCGCAATGGACAAGTCAAAACGCGTATTTGGGTAAAATCATTATCGGGTAAAAAGGTGTCTGCCTTTAAACAGGCAACGGGGAAAAGTGCAGCATTGAACCCGAATGATCCGTTTTATTGGTGGTTCGTCGAGTTTGGTACTTCAAAGATGCCGGCTCAACCTTTTATGAGACCGAGTTTTGAAGCTAAAAAAGAAGCCACCGCAAAAATGATTGTTCAAACACTCAAAGAGGAAATTGAGAAAACAAGGTAATAATATGATTTATCAATTAAAGGAAGCCCTTTCACCGCTTGTCGATGGAAGGGTTTTTTTTCAGGTATTACCTGAAGGCAAAGGGCATTATCCCGCCATTGTGATCCAGTTTGCCAGCATCACGCCTAACAGTGCGCTGGAGGATACAGATTTAGACAACTATCGTGTGCAACTTGATGTGTATGCGCCACAACCACAACCTCTCATGGTCTTGCGTAAAAAAATTGAGGCTCAGATTGTTGCGACAATCCCGTTTGCACAACGGGTGAATGCGGTCTTTGGGTATGAAGCGAATGTCAAATTGCATCGGCTTGTTCTTGAATTAATGATTTCATCAGATAAATAAGGAATGGATATGGCAAAGTCAAAAAACCATAAAGCGACGCCTTTCCTCGGCACGAAGATCTTTGTGCAAACCGGATTAGGGGAGGCGATGACAGTGACGGAAGCGACGTTATCACCGGCAACCATTGCCATCGCCAATAATAAACTGAAAGCCGATGACATGATTATGTTATCGGGTTTAGGGGAGTTAGATGGACGTTTCCCCATTGCACAGGTTGATGGCAATAAAGTGACCTTGTGCGACGAGGTGGATTGGAGTGATAAAACGCTACCCACGGATTTTGCAAATGCCAAAGCACAACGTATTCAATGGTCTAATAACTTTTGTGCGGTAAAAAGTTTCAGCAAAGACGGTTCGACGACTGAACAAATCGATGTCACTACCATTTGCAGTGATGGCAAGGAATATGAATCTGGCGATACGGAATACGGCTCAATTAAATTGACCTTTTTCTTACGGTATAGCTCCAGTGAGGTGCAGCGTCTCTTGCGTAAATATGAAAATAGCAAAGAAAAATTTGCAGTAAAAATGGTCTTAACGCGAGATGAAGGCTCCATGTTTTATTACGGCTCCGTCGAAACGGGCATGAACATTGATGGCAGTGTAGGGCAAATGATGGATTCGGGGATCTCGATTAAATTGTCTGGCCGTGATTATTTGAATGCGAAGAAATAACCCTTAACTCACCTCTCTTATTATTTCTCTTCTCCCTTCTCGATAAAAAATCTTAGGAGTGATTATGTCTAACGCTTTATTGCGTGAATTAGTGTTAAACCAAGCACTGAAAGTGACGCCTTTTACCTATTTAGACCTTTTATGTCAAAGAGCTGGATGTTGGCACCATGAATTACATTCAGCGCAAACTTCGCCAAATTAAAATCAAGCTTGCCGAAGCGCAGGACATTTACTTAGCCGAAGACGATCCTGAACAATTTAATGAGGCGATAAACCGTGTCTACGATGAATATGATGTCGCCAGAATGTTGGCCTTTAAGTTGTGTGATGAAAAAGGGGAACTGCTTTTTGATGCTGAAAATGAAGAAGACTTAAAAGGTCTTAATCGTTTAGGACAAGGGTTCTCTAATGCGGTGTTTACGGCCGAAGCGGGGAATAGCGAAAAAAACTCGGAGACCGACGACAATTCCAACTGATATTGTCGTTGGCACTGGGAAAAACGCTTGCGGAAATCGAGCAAATGCCTGAAAGCCACTTGTGTGAATATGAGGCCTTTTATCGCAAACAACCCTTTGGGTTATGGCGAGAGGATTATCGGATGGCACAAGTGGCGCATCTTCTCGCGATGATAAATCGTGATCCGAAAACGTCACCGCCTGAATTGATGGATTTTATGCCGATGTGGCAAAAGAAAGCCACAGAAGAAACGTGGGATGCGGTCACAGATCAAGTCTTAGCATATCGATAGCCCCTTTATTGGGGCTTTTTTTATTGTTTTAAGGAGTTTTTATGGCTGGCGCATTGGGTTCGCTTAACATTGATATGACATTGAATACAGCCAATTTCACGCGTGCGATCAACCGTAGCCAGCATCAAACAGAGCGGTTTGGTCAAAGTGTTCGTAACAGCTTGCAATCGATTACCCGACAACAAGAACGAATGGCCGCACAAACAGCAAAGACGGCAGCGTTAGTGACGAACTTTGCAAAGATGACTGTAGGCGCATTCTCAGCACATCAAGTCATAAGCTATGCAGACAGTTGGACGGAACTACAAAACCGCTTAAAATTAGTCACGAATAGTTCACAAGAGTTAATGAAAGCAACGAATGATGTGTATAACATCGCGCAAGCGACTCGGCAATCCTTAGATTCTACCGCCCAAGTTTACCAACGGTTTGCGGATAATGCCGATCGCTTAGGATTAAGTCAGCAAAAAGTGGCTGAACTCACGGAAACTGTCTCAAAAGCCGTGGCGATTTCGGGTGCCAGTGCTGCCTCGGCTGAAGCCGCTTTAACTCAATTTGGTCAAGCCCTTGCATCGGGGCAATTACGCGGTGAAGAACTGAATTCGGTGATGGAACAAACCCCAGGGCTGGCTCGCGCTATTGCCGACGGTATGGGTATCAGCGTTGGAGAGTTACGGAAGAAAGCACAAGATGGTGAAATGACGATTGAAAAAGTCATTCAAGCCTTAGAACGTGCAGCCGACAGTGTGGATAAAAAATTTGCTACTAGCGTGACAACGGTTAGCCAAGGTTTCACCAATCTTCAATCGGCGATAACAAAATTTATCGGTGAAGCGAATCAAAGTACAGGTGCGACTCAGCTTTTAACAACGGGGCTTTCTGCATTATCGAATCATTTTTCTGAAGTGATGAGAGTAACGGAAGCTTTAGCCATGACGGCTATTGCAATAAAAATAGCCAAATGGACTCAAGCCACTTATGCACAAGCCGCTGCAACGAAATTAAAAGTTCAACAAGATTTAATCGCCGCTAAAGCCACAAAAGCCAAGATGACGGCTGAATTAGAGCTAGCTCGTGTTGAAATGCGTTCTTTACAAGCGCAACTTCAACTCGCTCAGACAGAAGCACAACGCAGTAGTATTCGAATGCGAATGAAAGCGCAGTCTTCCATTATTGTGTCAGCCACAAATGCAGAAACATTAGCGATACAACGGTTGAATGCGGCACAAAGAGCCAGTTCTACATTAGGGAGAAGTTTTGGTGGTGCACTTGCCTTTCTTGGTGGACCTCTTGGGATTGCGACAGGATTATTGACCGCGGGGGCAATGGCTTACTATGAGTGGCAACAACAAGCAGAACAATCAAGACAAAAAGCTCTTGAGTATGCAGAGTCATTAGACGTTGCAACGGAGTCATTAAATAAATTAAGTGATGCGGAGCGTCAAGCTTCAATCGGAAAACTGGCTGAAGGTTTAGATGCACAAATTGAGAAAATAGAAGAGCTAAAGAGAAAGCAAGAGGATTTAAAAAAATCATCGGATTTGGGTGGGGCAAATAAAGGCATCTCTTTTTATTATACAGGAGATTACGAGTCATTTTCAGCGGAAGTAGTTAAAGCTAGAAAAGAAGAACTCCAAGTAACTGCAGATCTTGAAACAAAGAATAGAGAATTAGAAGTTACACGTAAAAAAATGGCATTATTGCTTGATGCTGAAGTTCAAAAAAACGGGATGGTCTCTAATGCCTATGCGCTTTATGCCAGCCGTATTTACGATGCTTCTGTAAAATCTGATGAATTGATTGGTAAACTCCATCTACAAGGTTCTGCTTTTGATAATTTAGCGCAATCCATTCGTTCAGCTACCCAAGAGCAACAGCAGTTTTCGGCAAAATCGTTAATTGTCGTTTCTGATGATGCACAAAAATCAATCGATGCTTCTCTTCGTACTATTGAAAAATCTAAAGCAGAAGGTAAGGCTTTAGCTAAACTCAATGCAGAAGATGTATTGGCGAGTAGAAAAATCACACCTGATATGATGGGGTATGACAAAGCGTTACAAGCTGAAATTGAGGCACAACTGGTACTGCAAGCCAAACGGACGTATAAGCCCAGCCATAAATCAACCATTGATTACGCCAAGCAGTACACTAAAATCTTAACGGAATTAGAGGAAAAACAAGCCTCACTGATTGCAGATGGACAAAGTATTCAGCTGTATGGCACGACCTCTTCCTTTAATGAATACACATCCGCCTTAGCTGATATCAAACAGAATAAAGACAAGTTTGATGCCATCTTAAAAATCGATCCCAAAGCGATTGAGACGATCAAAGAAAAAGCGAAAGCCATTGATGATCTGGCGCGTGCTAACTCAGTTGCGCAATTTGCTTATGATCGTGGTAAAGAAATTGAGCAGATGCAATTTGAAACTACCTTGATAGGAAAATCGCGCGCAGAGCAAGAAAAGCTCAATGCCCTTCGTCAGATTGATGTGCTGTATCAGCAAGCCTGTGTGGATTTAGGCGAAAAAGAGCTGGCGAACTTACAACGCAATGTCGAGCTCACTAAACAGCAAATTGAGGCAGAGCTGAGGAAGCGAGAGGCCATGAAAGGTGATCCGATGGCGGGATTAAAACAAGGCTTATCGGATTTCAGTGACTCAGCCATGGATGTGATGGAAAACGTCAGAAATGTCACTACCAATGCCCTTAATAATATGTCTGATGCATTAGCCGATTTTGCTTTAACGGGGAAAGGAACCTTTAAAGATTTTGCCAATGCGGTGATCTCCGATATCACTCGAATGGTAATGAAAATGCTGATTTTTAAAGCCATTGAAGCAGGCGGGCAGGCAATGGGCTTTGATATGGGATGGATGAGCAAAGGGCATGCTTACGGTGGTTATACAGGGCATGGCGGGAAATTTGAGCCTAAAGGGATTGTGCATGGTGGTGAGTTTGTTTTTACCAAAGAAGCGACGGCTAAATTGGGTGTCGGTAATCTCTATCGCTTAATGCATGCGGCGCAAGGCTATGCTTCGGGGGGCTTTGTGGGGGCGGTCGCAGGACGAATACCCGTTACACCGCAACCGACGTTAGCCCGTGCAGGTGGTGTGCAAATGACCGTTGTTAATCATATTACGGTGACGGGAAATGGTGACGCTGTACTTGCGCAGGCAATGAAAGAAGCTGCACAACAAGGGACAGAGGCCGGTGCACAGAAAGCTCACGCGATGATGTTACAAGACTTTCAAAGTAATGGCGCAGCACGTAGAACATTAGGAGTTTAAATGTCTATTCTTGAATGGCCAAAAGAGGTGATCCCCACACAGGAAAACTGGCAATTATTGAGTAACAGCAAAACCTTTACCTCGCCATTTAATGGAAGTAGTCAGACGGTACGCTTTCCGGGGAGTCGTTGGCGTTGTGAGCTGACATTCAATAATTTAAATGAAGAGAAATCGCGCCAGTTAGAAGCGCTGGTGGCTTCATTGGATGGGATGTCGGGGCGAGTCAAAATAGCCAGTTGGATAAGAAAAGGGCGTTATGGATATGGTTCGCCTCGTATTGCAATACCGAGCCAATTAGGTCATCGGCTAGAAACAAAGGACTGGAAGCGCAATATGCGCGTGTTACAGCAAGGGGATCGCTTAACTGTGGGTAATGAACTCAAAATGGTGGTGGCAGATGTGGTCAGTGATCATCAAGGATATGCCAATATTCTTATTTCGCCGATGTTAAGAACGTCACCTACTGTTAATGAAATGCTCGAGGTTGAGCGTCCTTTTGGAGTATTTCGGCTCATTGATAATGAACAGGGGAAATTTCAGCATCGTCGCTTGGGGTATACCCATATCACGTTATCTTTTGAGGAGGTGTTGTACTAATGCAATATCATCCATTTTCTGACGGTATGGTAAAAGCCATTAATGAGGGGGCTTATATCGTCTTAGCCGCCAGACTCGATTTGAAATCAGGCGTCACTTGTGCGCATACCGGCGTTGGGCAACTGATTATTGCGGGGGAAACTTATTTAGGTGTAGGAAGTTTAGGCGAAATCAGTCAGCTAAAAGAAAATAAGACAACCAGCCCCCCACAATTACAGCTTAAATTAGCCGGTTTTGATAAATCGCTGGTGGGAATGGTGATGAATGAGCAAAGTCGAGGACGCGAAGTCCGGTTGATGATGGTCGCCATTGGCGAAGAGGGGAAACCGTTGCTTGCTGAAGTCTTATTTGTCGGACAAATCACATCGATTAATGTAGTGTCTGGCGAAGAAAATGCCGTATGTGTTAATGTTTCTAATCGATTCGAACGATGGTCAATCGGTTTACCCGATCGATTTACCGATGAGTCGTGGTCATCTCGAAGACAAGGTGATCGCATCTTTCGCTATGTCGCTCAAATGGCTGAACGGGCGATTTATTGGGGCAGCAAGAAAGATGCACCTGCATTTATTTATAAATAATCTTATTTTTCTTGTTAAACCCACTTTTGTGGGTTTTTTGCTATTTAAGGTCAGTACATGAAACAACCCAACTGGACACTTAAATTACCTGAAACGATAAGGGCGGCCATGAGTCGCCCTTTTTCATGGGGTGAATTTGATTGTTGTATTTTTGCCTCGGAATGTATTTATGCACAATGTGGTTTCTCTCCGATAAAACCTTATCTCAATCACTATAAAACGAAAGCTGAAGCCTTCAATCTGATCAAATCTAAATTTGGCTCCTTAGAGAAAGCCGTTTCACGCTATTTCAAGCCCATTGAGATTGAGCGCGTTCAGCGTGGCGACCTCATACTGTTTAAAGGTGGGGACGGTGACAGTTTAGCCGTGGTCTGGGCGGGACATTATTGGGGCGTCACCCCACAAGGCGTGAAGCCGGTGCAGATTAACCCAATCAAAGCGTGGAGAGTGGAATAATGGGTGGGAGTGGTGGATTAATTTCAAAAGTCGTGGGTGCGGGCTTAATGATTGCGGGGGTGTTTACTGGGGGCGTCACCTCAGCGATGGGCATGGCGTTGATGGCGGCCGGCGTTGCGGTGCAAGTCGCGGGTTCGCTTATCTTTAAACCAAAACTGCCTTCCATGGATTATCGAGATACGGGTGAGCGCAAACAGATGTTACGTTCATCGTCTGCGCCTGAAACCGTAATTGTCGGAAAAACGGTGATATCGGGTTTGCTTTTCTTCGCAGAGGAAGAAACTGGCGAACAAGATGAAAATGAAAAAATCACACTGGCATTGGCTCTTGCTGGACACCCCATAGAGAAAATCGGGAAGATTTGGTTGGGGGATGATCTCATTGAGACGTTTGGTGATAAAGCCTCATGGGAATTACATAACGGCAGGGAAGATGTCGATCCCTTTATGCTTAAAAACTGCCCGTCATGGAAAGAGGATATGATTGGTCGAGGTATGGCATGGTTACGTGTGACACTCACATTTGACCAAGAAAAATTCCCTTATGGATTACCCAATGTGAAATGTGAAGTTTGGGGAAAACATCTGTTTGAACCTCGTACTGGGCAAAGCGTGTGGAGTAACAATGGGGCCTTAGTGATTTTGGATTATTACCGCCATTATTTAAAAGTACCTGATACGGATATTGATTTTGACAGCTTTAAACAAGCAGCCGATTTATGTGATGAAAAAGTGAGTCTGCCAGAAGGTGGATTTGAGTCGCGATATACCCTTAATGGCGCCTATGATTTAAATGAGAGTCCATCCAGTGTCTTGGAAGCGATGCACAAATGTATTAACGCTGAACCGACATTTACCGCAGGAAAACACGGTATTCAAATCGGTGCTTATTATGGGCCAGCAATAAAAACCATCACTGAATCACAATTGATTGGCACCGTCACCTGTACCCCTGAAACAGGGTTAAAAGATGCCACCAATGCGGTGTATGGCACGTTTATTGATGCCGAACAGTTATACACAAAAACGGATTTCACGCCTGTGATTGTGGACGAATGGGTGAAAGAGGATGGCTTAGAAATTCGGGAGAATATCGACTATCGTTTTGTCACCAGCCCTTATCAAGCCCAACGATTAGCTCGCCAATATCTTCGCAAAAAGAAAGCGGGAAGACGGGTTCAACTCACGATGAACTTAGACGGCTATGCTTATCGTCCGGGGGAAGTTGTGCTTTTAGCATTACCTTCTTTGGGGATTAGTGGGCTGGAATTCCGTATTGCCGAATGGTCTTTCCATGCATTAGACGGTGTGGCTTTAACGTTGGAAGAGGAGGGTGCCTATTTATATGAAGATGTGATTGGTAAACCGTTTGAGCGTCCGCCGTTTGTGAGTTTACCCACTGGCGGTGTTGCTTCCCCGATTAATCTTGCTTTTGTTCCACTTGCCGTCAGTGACATTGTTCAAGGTATGCTTTCTTGGCAGAATGTGGCGTCTGATGTGCGCTACAACACAGTTAATATCCTTCAAAACGGTAGAGTGATTCAATCTATTCAGGTGCCGGGTGAGCGCGTTGATATTAACGGATTAGCGCGAGGCTCTTATCGTGTTGAAGTTAGAGCGACGAATGTGGCCGGTGCGATGTCGGCACCCGCTATTAGTGATTTTGCTATTCAAGCACCGCCTGCTCCCATTAAGATTGATGTTACTTCGGGAATGTTCAGCCTCACCGTCTCGCCAAAACAAGGTGATAATACTGTTTTGGGGCATACTTTTGAGTTTTGGTTTAGTGAGGAAAAACTTGCCAATCTCTCTGAGAATGAGGTAATGATTCATGCCCATAAAGTAGGGCAAGGGCATTACTGGACACAAGAAAACCTGAAGCCAGGATATACTTATTATTTTTATGTTCGAACTTTAAATAGCTATGGCAAATCGCCGTTTGTGGAAGCTTCGGGTGTTTGCTCAGCTCAAACGGAGTTGCTTCTTGAAGAATTAGCAGGACAAATTAGTCGAGACCAACTCGCACAAGACTTATTGGGTGAAATTAACAGTAAAGCTAACCAAATCGATATTACTGAATTACATGAGTTGATGAGGATAAATCACGACAAGCTTTTAGAAGAGTCAATGAGGCAAGGCGCGACGATTGAAGAAAGTGAAAAAAAATGGGAGGAGGCCGAAAAATTACTGGCTGAGCGGATTAACCAAGTTTCAACGGCAACAGAAGCACAGGCAGCGGCGATTAAACAAGAGCAACAAGCGCGTATTGAGGCTGATAAAACTGAAGCGCAACAACGGCAATCTTTAGCGACTCAACTTCGTGGGGATTATACCGGCAATGATTTATCGAAAGTCACCGCAGGACTTATCTCCGCCGAGAAGCAAGCGCGAGTTACAGGTGACCAAGCGGAAGCGAAAGCACGACAGTCACTGGAAACACGGATGAATGGGAATGTTTCCGCGATTAATCAATCATTAGAAACTCTCACCTCGAAACAGCAAGCCCAAACGCAAGAGATTTCAACGCTCAATTCAACTCTTAAAGGGAAAGCTGATAGCAGTGCGGTAAATGCGTTAAATACGCGAGTATCTAATCTTGATGGCAAAGTGACGTCCGCAACTTCTCAGGTACAAACGTTATCCAGCAAATTAGAGACGGTCAAAGCGGATTTAACTGAATCAGTCGTGGTGAATTTAGATTTATCTAAACTCAATGAAAACACCTATTATCCGATTATTTTGCCATTAGTAACTTCTCGACGTTATGCCTTTAAGGTCTTTAGAACCTTAGGGCAGTATAGAGACAATAAACCCAGCTATGCGACTCACAATACCAAAGGTTTTGCCATGATTGTGGAATGGCAAGTGAGTGGTTCTGGATGGGGAACCCAGTCTGAAAACCGCATCATTGATAATTTTGATTGGCGATGGACAAATCAATCCCCTGTGATGGGACCTGCTCAATTAACGAATGGTTCTGTGGAATATATCTATTTGCGAGGAGGTGCTAAATATCAGCTCACGAAACACAAAAGTGTTAATCATCAAATCATCACCCGCACTTACACCAATAACAAACAATCGGTGGCACCAAAAGGATTTGTGGCGAATGACGTGCCTAAGTCCAGCGAACAGAAAGCCAATGCAACAGCGAATGCGGTAAACCAACTTGAAACTAAGGTGACTGAGGTCTCAGGTAAAGTGACCTCTACCGCCCAGCAAGTCACTCGCCTAGAAAGCCAAGTGGGTACAAGTTCAGCCAAAATTGAACAAACGTCGAAAGTGGTCACCGACATAAATGGCAAAATTTCCGCATCATGGACAATGAAAGTTCAGCAAGATAGCAAAGGGAATAAAGTCATTACGGGCATTGGCTTAGGGTTTAATGCACAAGGAAATAGCCAATTTCTGGTCAATGCCCAAAACTTTGCGGTGATATCGTCATTAAACGGCAAAGTGGTGACACCGTTTATCGTGAAGAATGGACAGGTGGTTATTCATGAAGCCTTAATGGATAAAGCGTGGATACAAAAATTAGTGGTACTCGATTATTTTAAATCATCAGGATTTGATAAAGGGAATGGCTTTTTATTGGATGCTAAAAACAATGTTTTTCGCTTTACGAGTGGTAATGGAGGGACAACATTAACCAATCAAAATTTATATGTAAAAGACGAAACTGGGTATAACGTTGTTATTATTGGTGATATCACAAATGAGCGATAATTATGGCATGGTAATCAAATCTAAAAAATATGGAATTAATTTATTAAATACATCCGATAGGGTTGGACGAATTGTTGGTTGGCATGATATTACTCCAATACCACTTATGACTAAAAAAACTTTTAGTTATGACCATTCTGATCTAAATAAATATGGAGAAGTATTTGCTTGGTTTGGAACTTCTTTTATGAGGGGGTTAGCTGGAGATGTTATTTTAAATATTAATAACGGGGTAATTATTCTTGAACTCGATAATGTTTATAGAAATGGCTTAATCGATATATATGATGACATCATTAGGTTATATTATGGAGTATATTGATGGGTAAATATGGCATTATTATAAAAGGAAAGGATCGTCATATTCAAATAGATAGCTTTAATACGGTTATGAACTGTATTAGAAAGCAGACTGTTGTAATGAAAGGTGGGATAGTATCTGGAAATCAAGGATATTATACTGAATTACCGATTACCCCACATTTATCTACAAAGTTATTTGCTGTATCACCTAATAATGTTTTTGTTAAAGTTATTGGGGGAGCCATAAAAGGAAGTGATAAAAATATCCAGATATCCCAACCTTATAATGACTCTTCGGGTAGTGTTGATGTATTTGAATTTGGTGATTTTCCGAATAAT